AAATCGTAATAATAAACAGTTCCAGCGGTAAGTGCTGCTGTCTGTGTTGCTGTCAATGTGCAAGTGAATGTTGTTTTATCTGTAACACCACTATAAGAACTTGCGATTGATGCTGCTACGACAACAGAAACGGAACTCGGATCTGTTCTTAGTTGTAGCAATGGTGTCTGTGCTGTAAGATCATCATCCATAGCAAGAACCAAGGAGAATGTGTCTCCTTGATAGTGTGAAATATTGTAGGTTGCTGGTAAACTCATGCTCCGCAGTCTCCTGTGATTGCCTGTGTATTGATAATCAAATAGTGCTGATTGCCATTATTATACAATCTAAAACTTGCCCAACACAATACAGGTGTGCCATTGGGTATACGAACTGGCACGATTCCTGTTGGCAAATCCGATATTGGAACACCATATGAAAATACGTTTGCTGTATTGCCAAGTTCGCTAATGGAAAATGCTGCAAAGTTTGGTGGCGCACCACCCGCAGTAGTTCTTGCGGCAGGAACTGGTAGATTACCTAATCCATTCCATGTGATCTTTGCTGGAGTAACTTGGTATCTCCAAATATATTTAGACACGGCAGGATCTACAGATCCATTGTCTACAAGTGCCGCATCAGTAATAATCATCAACTGAAGAGCATTCTCATTGGGTTGATTGAAAGTTTGCTTGACATGGGTGGATTGTTTATCTAATCTATGTTTATGATATCGCTTCATTATGGATTCACCCAATATCCTCTTTGCATAATCGCCTTTAGATTAGCATCTGCTGTTCCAAGAGTAGTTGTCCAACAAACCGTATTGAAATCAAAATATAGTTTTGTTGGTCTTGTCCAACGAACATCTGTTGGATTTAGACCTGTGGCATCTGTAGTGGGCAATCCATCGGGTGCAAGTCCAACGGTTTGACTGTGGAAGTTATGCTCATCATAGATAAAATCAAATACGATTTCATAGAATGGTCCTTCAAGTTTTACAACATTGAATCCTTCAAACTCCATTGATCCAACAAGATTATTCATAAATGTGAGTTCATTACGCTTGCCAACGTGTGCTGAAAAATGATTTGTCACATCCATTAAAGAATGTGTTTTACTATCAAATGCTCTACGAACTCGGTAACGCACTTGGTTTATGTAATATGGCATTCCATCACGGGGATTTGATGCGATATTATCACCACTTATAGCAGCACTTTGATCTGATCCTGATGGTGGTCCTGCTGCCCAGTTGCGCTTGAATAAAACAGTTTCTCTTTGTTGTGATGCTGCCTCAACGCTGACGGGGAAATAGTTTTGAGTTGCACCTGTTTGTGTATTTGTTTGTTTTTTACGATTGCTAAATGATATTTGAGCAATCACAGAACCATCTTTGTTTTTGGAATATTCTACACCAATACAATAAGCATCACCCCATCCGTATGCGGGAGTCATTGCTGGACTTCTACCGCTACACCAACTTGTAAATGTTTCACCCCAAGCAGGAACAGCATTCTCATCAACCAATCCTTCATAAACAACTTCAGGATTTACAATGCTGAAAGCACTTTCTTTGACCTTGATCTGCCATGTTTCAACAATGGTTTCGGGTTCTTCATAATCGGGATGAGAAATCTGTGTTCCTATAAGGTAACAGTTGAAGTTTGATGTTGTTTTTACTGGTGTTGCCATTTAGTTTCCTAACTGCCTTAGTGATTTGACCATTCTAAAATATGAACGATCTCCAAACATATATTCATACATCAAACCCAAACTTATACCAATATCTTCTAGACCTTTATTGAACATTTCTCCATGACGTTCCATAGCACTTGGTCTTCCTCCTGATGCTATTCTTGAACCCGCAATCATTCCTTGACCAATACCCAATCTAGGTGTTTGTTGTGCGCCACGAATAGTTGCTTGACGTAGATTACCATAGAATGGACTACCAACCACCGATTCGGGATCAGCGATCTGAGGGATGTTCCCAAGAAACCTAGCAGCACCTGTTGCAGCAGCACCAACTGAAAGACCAGCAATGCTAGCACCTTTCAAAGACATCAATCCCATTCCCAATGCTCCAGCAAGTCCTCTAGCACCACCAACCTCTCTAAAAGATTGTGACATAGATTTTATACCAAGATTTCTTCTTATGGTATTCGTTCTATAAGCAGAATAAAGTTCACCTCTGCGTTGTCTATATCTTTGTAATGCTTCTTGTCTACCTTCTTCTATAAGACGGCGAGACTCATTCAATGCTGCAAATCTTGGATCACTACCTCTAAATGAGATTCTTTCTGATGCTGCTGCCACTAAGTTTGCGTATGTTGTTCCTGCTCCTGCTCCACCACCAGCAAAACGAGGTTTAACACCCATTAATGGTCCCAATCCTCTTGCTTTAATGGGTGGTGTTGTTGAACCTGAAGGTCTACCCCCAGATCCACTACCCGCACCGATACCCGCACCGATACCCGCTGCGGCAGCAACTGCTAAAGCATCTCCACCACCACTACCGAATCCACCACCCGATGCTCCACCACTAACACCTTTACGGAGTCTTGAGTTGACATTATTAAGTCCACGATTGACTCCTGTGCCGTCAATAACGACGGGAATAACAAGTGGTGGTGTTTTATTAGACATTACTGAGTTCCTTTATTGCCTGTGTAATATTATCGTAAAGCATTTGATTTATAAGTGGTGGTGCTTGCTGATATACTTTATCAACAAACTTAGTATCATATATCTTTGCTCCACCCAATCGTCGCACACCTTTACGCCATCCCTTGCCTTTGCGATTTGTGGGTCTACCCTTTGGATATGGTCGCCATCCACGATTATAGGCGTGTGCTTTGACTTTGGTTTTCCAATCATCCGTGGCACTATTGATGAATCCTACACCCATCCACATTATTCTACCACGCTTATATGACTTAATCTTTACTCGGACTGAGCGATATACTTTCTTGCTGTTCCAAGTGATTCCTGATTTGATTCGAAGTGCTAGTTGGTTTCCCAACTTACGCAATCCTTGTCTCAGCAGTTTCTTTTGAACTTTCTTTTCAAACTTCTGAAGAGTTGAGATTATTTCGTTTACCGATTTTTGATTTGTTGAGTAATACACGAATCTGATCCCAATCTGTGTCGTCGTTTGACATATTGACCCATACGACACTTAGTTGGTCAATCGGTGCGCTCATAATCTCTCTCGCAGCAAGTAGAACGCTTACCGCTGCGCCAACTAGTCCCGCCCTTCTCCATAAAGTTTATCTATCTCAAGAGCAATGAGTTCAGCAAAGTGTCCATCGCAATCAAATACCTCTTCCACAGATGAGAAATACTGTTTACCATTTTCCGCCAATAGGTGGTTGTAGACCAACCACGCAGCAAAGGTTTCGGGTTTCTTTGCTTGGACTTGTGCTTCGGCAAGGTCTGCGACTGATGGACGGCGCAGCGTGACTTCCGTTCCATCAATAACAACCACCGCATTCTTGAGTGCAAGTGCGTCCCTTAAACTCATGGTTCATTACCACCCGCTACTGCTGCTGTTCCAGCAAATGTGACTGTTCCTGTTGCTTGAAGAGTGACAGATCCACGAACGATGTCACCCATTGTAGCAACGATATCAGCACCTGTGACATATGCTGTTCCTGTAACAGTATCGTCAGTTGCTCCAAGTTCTGCTGCTTTGAATGTAAATGAGGCAGATGTTCCATTCATCAAAGCATCAACAAACTTTTGATGATCTGCTTTATTGTAGTAAATATCAAGAGCAATCGCTGTGGTCAAAATACCCGCTAGGAAGTGAGCATTTGCTGATCCGACTTGAGTGATCTCAATAGGTGGTCTTGCGGATGAAATAGACATACTTCCAACTGCTTCAAATGTAACAGAGTCGAAAGTGATTGATGATATTGTTGCTGTATATGCTGCCATTTGTTATTCCTTGTAGTAAATCTCTGCTGTGGTAACACAAATAAAGGGAACAGTTTCGTCACCATATCCCGATGGCGATTCTTCCAAAACCGAGTTCTTCTTTACGATTGCTTGAAACACGATTGAGTTATAGGTTCCTGTAACTAACTCTCCTTCAACAAGTTCTGCTATTTCTTGTGCTTGTTGAGCAGTTGCTGCGACAGAACGAATGCTGACCTCTGCTTTCTTGAGCGGAGATGAACCAACCGTCATTGTTTCATTTGAGTCGATCTGATATGCGATTGCGGGTAGGGTGGCAAACTGATTTCTTGAACCATATGTGACTTCAGTATTATTGATACCCGCCACACCTTGTATCATTGTTTTGATTGCTTGTGGTAAACTCATCTGACCTCCGTAACGTCTATAATCGCAAGACGATCACGATTTCCTTCATTTCTGATTCCATTGATATTGAATGTCATTCCATCAACAATCAAGCGGTCAGTCTCAAGCAATCCTTCTTCTTGTATTGATTGCCATCTTGCGTGGATTTCGTAAGAGCGGATGGAAGCAACACCAAGTGATAGTTCACCCTCGGTTGACCCAACATCTCGTAAATCGCAACGAAACGTTCCAACTGTTGTTCCAAATGTTTTATTCTTTTTACCAAGATTATCCGAACCACTTTCACGCTTGATTGTTGCTTTGAAACGTAATCTTCCAGCACTAATCATTCAAGCACACTCCTTACCTTTAGATTCTCAAGTATGAATCTTGCGGATAGTGGAACTTCTGTGAGTGTAATGGGTGCTGTTGCTTCAGGATTATTATACCAAGCACCTGTGATTGCTATGATTGCTTGTGTAATGTGATTTGGTAGTTCGTTATATCCAATATTGTATGTTATTGCGATTTCAGTATCTTCATAGATGCTTGGAAACTCTTTGAAGTTGATGTAAATGCTTGGAGCATAGGATTGAATAATGAAATAATCCGTGCTTGGCATTGTTGCTGTTGCTCCAGTTGAATCTGTATATGTTATTGATGCAACGGAAGAGAAAGGAGTTCCTTCAAAGCGTGTCTTCATCCAATATGGAATATATTGTGTTTTGGTCGCATTGTTGATAGCAATACCAGTATAATCTTCTATAAAAGCAATAGCAGCATCACGAATGCGAATGATTTCAGCATCATCGTATGTGTAATCTATTTTGAGTGCTGTTTTGATTGTAGCAAGATCAGGTAGTGGCATACTATCTCCAAGTTTGAAAAGGTTCGGGGGGTTTTACCCCCCCTCACCCGAAAGGAAAGAAAGAGAAACGGATTAGGATGCAGCGCAAGCAACGAGCGAGAATGCTTCAAGTTGAGTTGCCTTAGAATCAAGGCGACTGTAAGCATACATATTTGTTACTGCTTGTGCAGCATCGGTGTATGGGTCAACAAGAACATTCATGCCGCTACGATCAAAGATTTCGAAGAAGTTCCAATCAGCGAAGGTAACGTATGGTTTGTTTGCAGCAGCAGAGGTGTTGTAGAATGGTGAGATGTAAACTGGGCGACCAAGGAGAACACCGAGAACACCTTCACGGAGATCGCCTGTTTGGTCGAGTTTGTAGATGTATTCGTTGCTGCCTGATGTTGCAGTCTTGATCTTGCGGATTGCCTTGAGAGCAGCATCACTCATCACCCATGAACCGTTTGCACGGTATTGTGGAGCAAGACCGAAGTAGCAGTCAACGATGTTATCACCGCTAAGAGCAGTAACAGCGGTGTTGGTAGCAGCAAGACGAGTGACATTACCCGCATTTACACCAGCAACAGCAGTAACGAACTGAGTTGTTCCCATACCTTGTGGTTGAGAAGAGTTAGTTCCGTTGCAGAAGTAGTCTTCGTGCGCTCTACCCATGCTTGTTGCAACCTTAGAAGCAACGTAATCAAGGATTCCACCTACGCCACCATTACCTGAAAGTGCGTCTTCAAGGAACTCATTTGTGAGAGAAACCTTGGTTTGGAACTTATAAGGCATGATTTGAATAAGTGAACCAAAGGTTGGATCAGTTGGAGATGACATGACAGTAGACTCGGCAACAAGTTCAGTTGTTGGAAGTGCTGCTTCGATTGTGATTCTCTTCTGACCATCAATACGAGTTACCTTGGCAATACGACGAACAACATTCTCTTGATAGAGTTTTTGACGAATCACTTCATCAAAGTTGTTTGGAACAGCAGCAGCACCACCAGCAGAACCGACAACCATTTCACGATTAGAAATAGAACCGTCGAAGTTAGTTGCTTGAAGTGAACGAAGTTCAGCATTGT